CGAGAGGGTCGAAGACCCTTCGCGGGTGCAGGGCAGCGCCCTGCTGGGGTCAAGGGGCAAAGCCCCTTGGGTCTCCCTTACAGCTCCTCCCCGTTCTCAATTGCCGTAATCATGTCGATGCGGCGCTGGTGACGGCCGCCCTCGAACTCGGCGGTCAGCCAGTGGGTTGCAATCATCTTCGCCAAATCGACGCCGACGACGCGTGCGCCCATCGTCAGGATGTTGCTGTTGTTGTGGCGCTTGCTCAGCTCGGCGCTGTATACATCCGAACAGGTGCAGACGCGCGTGCCCTTCACCTTGCTCGCCGCAATGCCGATGCCGATGCCCGTGCCGCAAATCAGGATGCCGCGGTCGCATTCGCCAGACGCAACCGCTTTCGCCGCGCGGTAGCCATACACGGGGTAATCGCAGGAAACCGCCGTGTCCGTGCCGAAATCCTTCCATTCCAGCCCCATCGAATCCAGCAGCTTCATCATTTCCTTTTTGAGTTCAATGCCGGTGTGGTCGCAAGCCAAAGCAATCATGAGAAAATCCTCCTTTATCCTCCGAAACCGCCCATGCAGACGATTCGCTCTTCTTTATGATAATACGCGAAAAAATGCGAAACTCCTGCCGATGGAAAAAGAAAAGGGTAGAATCCGCGCGGAAAGCATGGTATACTAACATGGTGCAAGAATCGCACGAATCTCCCAAGGAGGGAAATAAAATGGCAGATAATTGCAAACTGTGCCGCATTGCGCTGGAGAATGTCTCCGTGGTGCGCGGCGGACAGACGCTTTTGCAGGATGTGTCAATGCACATCCACTGCGGTCAGCTGACGGTGCTGATCGGCCAGAACGGCGCGGGCAAAACGACGCTCATCCGCGCCCTGCTGGGGGAATACGCTCACGGCGGTACGATTCGCCATGTGGACGGCGAAGGGCGCGACGTGGCGCACATGCGCACGGGGTATGTGCCGCAGCACCTGGAATTTGACAAGGAGATGCCTGTGACGGTGGAGGATTTCCTCGCCGCCAGCCTGACGCGCCGCCCGGTGTGGACGGGGGTCGGCAAAAAGACCCGCGCGCAGGTGATGGAGGCGCTGAAAATGGTGGAGGGCGAAAAGCTGCTGCACCGCCCGCTCGGCCGCTGCTCCGGCGGTGAACTGCAGCGCGTGCTGCTCGCGCTGGCGCTGCATCCCGCCCCTGACCTGCTTGTGCTGGACGAGCCCGTCTCCGGCGTTGACCAGAACGGCTTGCAGATGTTCCTGGATACCGTCGTGCGCCTGAAGGAGCATCACCATATGGCGATTCTGCTCGTCAGCCACGACCTGAATGTCGTCCGCCAGTACGCTGACCATGTGGTGCTGCTGGACAAGACGGTGCTGAAGCAGGGCAAGCCGGATGACGTGTTCGCATCGCCGGAATTCCAGAAGGTGTTCGGGCTGGGCGCAAAGACGCTCAATGCCCAGCGGCTGCATGGCGCGGAACGCTGGATGGAACGGAAAACGGAAAAGCCGGAAGAGGAAATTGCCCGCGCCGCCGCCATGG